ACATACAAAAGTATATAATATAAGTATAAAGAAAAACAAATAAGAAATAAAAAGTAAAGGGGATATGAAAAATGATGAAATTTGAAGAAAGAAAAACAATGGAAGTATTAGATTTAATAACAGAAAGCATGAAAGAAGCACAAGACCAAACAGGTGAACAACCTACATTATATGCAGAAACAATAGCAGATGAATTAGCATACAGAGAAAATACAACATACGATGATTATTTTCTAGTATTAGTTGAAAAAGCATTAGATGAATTACAAACAATGGGACTTATAGAAGTAGATGACAATAATAAAGTAACAGTTTTATAATAAATATGAGTTAGGAGGTTCTCAACAAAAACCTCAATATAAAATAAAAAGGGGATATAAAAGAATGAATAAAATAATAAAATATTTAGAAGAAAACAACATAGAATATTCAAAAGCACTAACCAATAAATTATTGATAGTTAAAATAGGTGAGTATACTATAGAAATTTTAAAAGATGGTAAATTTTATATAGCACAAAAATATAAATATGGTCAAAAATGTAGTCCAGAAATAAGAAAAGATTTAAACTTTACATTAAGATTAATTAAGCATGAAGTAAGAAGAAATAACGGAGAATATAGCAGAGTATAAGAGGTTCTAAGGGGTTTATCCTATAAAAGCCCCCTTCCAGTAGCAATACAAAATTTAAATTATAAAGGGAGGTAGAATATGATAAAACTAAAATTTGATTTTTCACAAAAATTAAAGTATAAACAGTCCCTCTACATCAAGGGAGACTATAACCCAACTATTTTAGATGTAATACATTCTTTTCAAACTAGATATTATCACCGCAATAGTAAATTATGGGAATGCAAAATAGACTATTTTCCAATAATACTTGATAAGCTAAAATTTGAGGATATTCAAATATGCGGTGAAGTGCCAAAGAAATTTGAAAAGTATTTAAAAATGCTTGATATATATGATGAACAAGATGCAGACTATTTGAGTAGAACAAAACCTTTCGAACATCAAATGGAGTCTTTTAATTATGCACTAACTCATAATAAATTTTTATTAGGTGATGAGCAAGGGCTAGGAAAAACCAAACAAGCACTTGATATAGCAGTAGCACGAAAACATAAAATGAGACATTGTCTTATAGTGTGTGGCGTTAACAATTTGAAGTGGAACTGGTACAAAGAAGTAGAAATACATACTAATGAAAAAGCACACATATTAGGTAGCAGAGTTAATAGAAAAGGAAAAACTGTTATTGGTAGCAGTGCTGAGCGCCTCGCAGACCTTAAACAAATACATGATGAATATTTTCTAATAACTAATATTGAAACATTACGAGACAAGAGCATACAAAGTCAAATCAAGAAAATGTGTAGTGATGGCATTATAGGAATGACTATCATAGATGAAATTCATAAATGCAAAAATAGTCAATCAAAACAAGGTAAAGCGATACATTGTTGTTGTTCTTATTATAGACTAGCATTAACAGGTACTCCGCTTATGAACAACCCAGTCGACTTATATAATGTACTCAAATGGCTTGAAGTTGAAAACCATTCGCTTACTTATTTCAAAAACTTATATTGTGAAATGGGCGGATTTGGCGGGTATGAAATTATAGGTTATAAAAACCTAGACCAGTTAGAAAATTCACTTAATAAAAATATGTTAAGGAGACGTAAAGAAGAAGTACTTGATTTACCACCTAAAATTTATACTGACGAGCTATTAGATTTAGATAGTTCACAAGATAAATTATATAGAGATGTCACTAATCAAATTATAGAAGATATTGATAGAATTATGTTACTACCTAACCCATTAACTGAGTTAATTCGATTGAGACAAGTTACTTCAAACCCAAACATATTAACTAGCAAAAATATTACTAATGTGAAGTATGATAGAATAGTAGACATATTAGAGTCTACAACAGACAAAGTTATAATATTTAGCAACTGGACTAAAGTTATAAATCCACTATATATTAAGTTGAGTAGCTTAGGTTATAACCCCGCATTAGTTACTGGAGAATCTAAAGACCCAATATTAGAAATGAATAAATTTCAATCTGACAATACTTGTAAAGTGATATTAGGTACAACTCCAGCATTAGGTACTGGCTATACATTAACTGCAGCAAATACAGTAATATTTATTGATGAACCTTGGAGCAAAGCTATAAAAGACCAAGCAGAAGACCGATGCCATAGAATAGGAACTAAAGGAACAGTTAATATTATAACTCTAATTTGTAAAGATACAATAGACGAACGAATACATCAAATAATAAAAGACAAAGGCGAATTGTCTGACCGTATTGTAGACGGAAAAGCAGTTCAACCTTCAGATATAAAATTCTTAATAGGAGCGTGATAAATATGAAAATAATAGACGGCAAAAAATATTACACAACTTTCGAAACTGCTGAGTTATGTAATGTTACTAGAAATACTTTAATGAGATGGTATGAATACGAAGAAACAACAGGAAGAACATTATTGCCTCCATTTATTAGAGTTGGAGGTAATCATGCGAGATATTGGAGCGAAGACGACATTGAAAAAATATTAACTTTTAAAACAACTAAAGTAAAAGGAGAAATGAAAGTTATTTCCGACAAGTATAGTGGAAAATGTAAAAAATAGGCGACGTGCGACTGTCTCATAAGTTGTATGTTACTATTCAATAATTTATATATGTAAAGGAGAAAAATTATGAAAATAGGCGTTATACAAGACGAATATAAATTCGCAAAATTATTAGAAAGATGTAAAGAAATGAAAGACCAAGAAAAAGAGATAAAAGCAGAAACTAAAAAACTGACAGACAAAGTAAAAACTGAATTTAAGAGTAGAGCTATAAATGAATATAATGTTCCAGGTGTTTGCTGTGTAAAATGCAACGACGTGGAGAGAACGTCTGTAAATGAAGAAAAGTTGATAGACATATTAACTAAAATAATTGATGCTCAAAGAGACGAGACAGTCGCAGACAGCCTTAAACAATGTATTGAGTATAAGCCATGTATTAATGAAAAGAAAGTTCAACAATTAATATATCAAGGTCTTCTAAATGTTGAGGACATAGCTCCTGCTATGGAAACTTCAATTCAAACAAGATTAACATTTAGTAAACCTAAAAAGGAGGCATAATATGTTTAAAGAATTACAATCCAAAAAGAATAGCAAACAAATTATACCCAATGAAAAGGAATATAAAATAGTTGAACACAAACTTCAATTAGCACAAGAACCTAATATGACTGAAATTAGAAAATGGTTTATATTTAAAGCAGAAAAAATTTATAGCACTAAAATGTTAGGAACTCAGGTTATATATTGTAATAAGACATTGAATAAAATAAAAGAAAAATATCAATTTAATAACCTCGCACTTGCCGCAAAACTAGATGTATGGCTAATTAAATATAAACAGCTTGGCTATGATGGCATATTCGATTTTTCTAAACTTAATACCGACTGGATATTGCATAACCTTGATGCTAATATTTCTAATCATAAAGGTAAGCATACTTCTTATCAAAATAATAATGTAAACCAAATAAATACTGTTAATCGCAGAATATAATTTTACTAAAATTGCTCAACCCTTGTAATATCAACGGGTTGAGTATTTTGTAACAAAAAAGTTACAATATTGTAACTATTTTAAGGTTAACATTAACAGTCGCAAAAAGTATATTATATATAATTAGTTAAACAAATAAAACAAGTTAAAAAAATTAAAAAAAATCTAAGCTGCGGAAGTTATTGTGCTGACGCACCTCAACTAATATTTAGAATTTTTTACTAATTTGGTTTACACTAAAACCTGTTATTAGTATATAATATATAAGTAATTAAAGTTTATGATTTTAGTTACTTAATACAAACTATTTCTTTTATTGTATTACCCCCCTTTCCACTTTAAGTACCTAATAATTATTAGGTACTTTTTTTATTTATTAGTTAACAATTTTGTATCATATTAGTATATAATATATGTAAATACTTTATAGTAATAAAGTAAATCTCCCTTTTATTTTATTTATTTGTTTAAATACTGAGTTGAGGACTCCCCCTTCAACTCAGTATTTTTTATTGAAAATTTTTTAAATAAATTTATGCAAAACACTTGAATTATTACATAGGATAGTATATAATATAAGTATAAAGAAAAACAAATAGTAAATAAAAAGGTGGTAGGTAAAGATGATGAAAACTAAAAAAGGTTTAAAAGATATGAGAAAAGTATTAACAAAAGATTTATTAGTAGAAGTATTAATTAGAGAAACTGAAATATGGGGTAGCTTAGATGTAGATGCATTACTTGGAGAACTTAGAACTCAATTTAAAGTAAACTCTAAAAAATATCAAACATATTTAGGAGAACTAGCACTTGAAGGAAAAATTGAAGTAGAAGACAATACAATAACAGTTTTATAAGTAATATAAAAAGTTAACTAGAAATGGTTAACTTTTTTATTTAAATTTCGTATATAATATATACAATTCATTAATAGTATTTTCTAAATTATTTTCAACCCTTTAGTGTCTGGTAAACACTTTAGGGTTATTTTTTTATATTGACAAAATATGTTACTTTTTATATATAAAATATGAGAGGAGGTTTTACAATGTATGATGTAAAAGAATTTAAATTTGAGCAAACTAAATGCTGGTTCAAAACAGTATGTGATAATTATAAGAGTGATATATGCAATTGCGGGTGTCCTTTATATTGTCAATATTATTATTTAGTAAATCTTGCTAATATACCTGAACAATTACAGTACCCAGAAAATCAAAAGTTGAGTGCAGGAGCAGACATAGAAAAATATCAATATTTAGCTAACTTAAAAGCAAATATTTTAGATTTTGTAACTAGAGGAAATAATTTATTTATATATAGTAAATATTATGGTAACGGCAAGACAACTTGGAGTATAAAATTAATGAGTTCTTATTTTAGTAGAATATGGCATAATAATGGAACGCAATGCAGAGGTTTATTTGTGAATGTTGATGATTTTCTAATGCAAAAGAAATCCGCTATTTCAAAACGAAATGACCGACTATTACAAATTGAAGAACTACTACCTAGAGTAGACATAGTAGTGTGGGACGATATAGGTTGTACAAAGTTGAGTGACTATGACCATTCAATACTATTTCCACTTATAAATAGTAGAATAAGTTCTAATAAATGTAATATATTCACATCAAACGTAATTGACGAAGAATTCGTAAATAATGTTGGAGGTAGACTTGCAAGTAGAATATTAGAAACATCAACAATCGTAGAATTTAATAACCCTCCACAACGTACTCCAAAGGAGGTTAGAATATGATTGAATTACAATGTATTAATAATATATTAGCCGAAAATAACATAGAAACATATTTAGAAGACGGTATCAATGAAGACTTTTTTCCTAGCTATACAAAAGAGTGGAATTATATATTAGACCATTATAAGAAATACGGCAAAGTTCCAGACCAAGCTACTTTTTTAGCAATGTTTACTGAGTTCGATTTAATTGATGTATTAGAACCGCCTAAATATTTATTGGAGAATTTAAGAGAGGATTATGTATTTAGACAGTCTGCCAAACTATTTAATGAGTCAGTTGAGTTATTAAAACAAAATGCTTTTGAAGGACTTAGAAATATATTATCAAAAGGAGAGAAATTGCTCGTCAGCAACTCTATCACACATGGAACTGACATTAATAATATTGTTAATCAAAAACTAGAAGAAATTAATAGTAAGAAGCGTATAGACGGTCTATTAGGAATTTCAACTGGCTTAAAAGAATTAGACGACGTACTTGGAGGTTGGTTACCAGGTGAGGAATTTGTAACCATAGTAGGTAGAGTCAATCAAGGTAAATCATGGCTATTACAAAAATTTTTAACTTCAGCACATAGTCAACATAAAAGAGTATTATTATACTCAGGTGAGATGAGTGCTATGCAAGTAGGTTATAGACATGACACTTTAGCCATGAATTATAGTAATAGACAATTAACAAGAGGTACGATTTCAGATTTAGAATTTACCAATTATGAAAACGATTTAAAGAAAAGAGCTAAAGAGCTAGAGCCTTTTATTGTGGTAACTCCAAAAGACTTAGGCGGCAAATATATGACAGTAAGCATGTTAAAAGCATTATGTAAAAAATATCAACCTGACATTATAGGAATAGACCAGTTATCATTAATGGACGATGAAAGACGAGGTGAGAATAGGAGATTACAACTTGCTAATATTACAATGGACTTATTTAGATTGTCAGAGGAATTAGGTAAACCTATATTAGCTGATGCACAAGCTAATAGAAATAAAACAAGTTCAGAAGAACCTGAAAACCCAGAATTAGCAGACATTGGTGAAGCTGATGCAATAGGTCAAAATAGTAGTAGAGTAATTTCATTAGTTCAAACAAAATTAGGGTTATCGCTATTAGTTACTAAAAATAGATATGGCGAAAACAATAAAAAATTCATATACAGTTGGGATATTGATTTAGGTACTTTTAGGTTTGTTTCTGAAGAAGGTTCGCAAAAAGAAACTGAGTTGCCTTTTAAAAATGATAGAAATGATATTCCACAAGGTATGCCAAATCCAGTAGACGTTTTTTAAAAATTAGTTAACATAAATTTTATGAAATTGTATATAATATAAGTAAGAAAAGTAATTCCCATTATACTTTTCTCCTTATAATATATTTTATGAATAATAACCGCGAAAAGACTTCAACTCAAAAAGTTGGAGTCTTTTTATGTTAACAAAATTTATAAAATTTGTATATAATATATAAATTAAATAAGGGGGAATAAGATAAATGAAGTATAAAACAGTAGAAGGTAAAAATAGCAACAAATTAGATTTTGACCAGTATTATACACCTTATAATGTTATGGAATATTGTGTAAATAAATCAATAGCAACAATAGAAAATTTAGGACTTGAAATATCCGAATTTCTTGAACCTAGCGCAGATGAAGGAATATTTAGTGACTACTTATATAAACGAGGATTGAATGTAATTGCTATGGATATTGAACCGAAAAATAATTATATAATTAAACAGGATTATTTAACTTGTGATATAGGATATAAAGCAAAAAGATTTATTATTGGTAATCCTCCATATGGTTCTAAATTTGCACTTGCAAGAAAATTCTATAATAAATCTTGTGAATTGGGAGATTATATATCATTTATATTACCCATAAGACAATTAAATAATACTCAACAGTTATATAAATTTGATTTAGTATATAGCGAAGATTTAGGTGAAATTAAGTTTTCAAATAAAAAATATGTTCATTGTTGTTTAAATATTTATGTTAGACCTAAAAAAGGCTTAAATAAAAAGAAAATCAATAAACTTAAAGATGTGGATATTATTAGACAGGATAGTAAAAACTACAAAGACATAGACTATGATGTTAGAATATGTAGTTGGGGAGATAGTACTGCAGGAAAGATATTAGCTGAAGGTGAACATTATAGTGGCGAATACAAGATAAAAATAAATAATATGGAATTAAAAAATGAAATTATAGATGTTTTAAATAAAGTAAATTGGAAAAAAGAAATAAATAATACATCAATGTGTTCTATAAAAAAATATCATATAATTGATATTTTAAAAAAATATATACCAAATATTTCATAATTCTATGCTGCTATTAATTATTATGAAGCTATAAGTTAATTGGGAGGAGATTATATGTTTAATGTAAACGGAATATCGGTCGATGTTGACGGAATGACATTATTAACCGATTTACAACAAGACTTGAATGTAAATGGAATTCAATTATTACATTCAATAAAACCTGTGAATGATAATATTATGATATCCTGTCCGTCTCATAAGTCTGGACAGGAACGAAAACCAAGTTGTGGAGTTTCATTAGTGAATTCGTATGAAAATGGAAAATTAACACCGGCAGGTACAGTACATTGTTTCACGTGTGGTTATACTTCAGATTTAGCAAATTTTATTTCATTTTGTTTTGGTTATCAAGACGGCGGATTATATGGCAATAATTGGTTAAAATCAAAATATAGAACTACTTTGACAGAAACAACTAGAACATTAGATTTGAATATAAATAGAACTAACACGATTAGCACTTATCCAACAATTCCGAATTCAGTATTAAATAATTACGCTTATTATTGTAAATACTTAGCCGACAGAGGCATAGACAAAGAAATTTGTAATAAATTTAGTGTGGGGTGCAGTCCCACTGAAATGCTAATAACATTACCAGTAAAAGATTTAAAAGGTGATGTTAAATTTATTCAAACAAGAAATATAAATAGTAAATTTTATAAAATACCACCTGGCATAAAGAAAACCGATTTTCTATTCGGTGGGTATGAATGTATTACAGGAAATTATAAAGTAGTCTGGATAGTAGAGTCAATATTCAATGCATTAACATTATGGCAATTAGGAATACCCGCAGTAGCATTATTAGGTACAGGTGGAGGTAAACAGTATGAGTTATTAAAAAAATTGCCAGCTAGGGAATATGTAATAGCACTAGATAATGACGAAGCAGGCAGAGAGGGGACTGCTAAAATTATTCAAAAATTGAATAACACAAAATTGCTTAAAGTTCTACAATATAGTTATAACGATACAAGAGACATTAACGATTTAGGTTCAGAAGTACTTAGCCTACCTTTAAAAAATATTTTATAAAATTTACTTAAAACTATTTACAAATTACATACTTTAGTATATAATATAAGTATAAAGTAAAACAAATAAAATAAATAAATAAAACGATGGGGGTTTAATATTATGAAACAAAACATATTTTTAAATATAATGGATAATTTCACAGGTAAAAAATCTGTAGAGGAATTAATTAATGAATATCATACAGGTAACAAAGACGTTATAATAGCATTCGTATATGAAACAGGTTACGCTCAATTCAGTTCAATAGCAAACAAATTCTTAGGTGTTGATGAAGCCACTAAAGAATCTGTTATTTTGGAACAAATCTGGAAAGGTTTAGAAAATTACGAAATAGGAAGTAATGCTAAACTAACAAGTCTAATATGCACATATATTTATAATGAGTTAAGACATTTAACTCAAGCAGAAAAAATGCAAAAGAGAGTATTAAATCAATGTACACATACACAATTATTTTCAGATTACTTTGTTGGAGATGACGACGAAGGAAGTGAAGACAAACATAGTTGCATGGGTCAAACAGACTCAGAAGACTTTGAGGAAGTTGAGTTGAAATATTATTTAGACTCAATCGAGATGAATGATAATCAAAGAAAATTCTGCGACGCTTTAGTTGAAGGTTGTAAACCTACTAAATCTGCAGTAGCTTCTCAAATAGGTATTTCAAGAGCAGGCGCTAATGTAGTAGTTAAGGCGTTACAAGAAAAATTAATAGATTTAAAAGCAGTATAAGGAGGAATGAACATGGAATTAAAAAATTGGCTAGACACACAGTTAGGTCAAGATATTTGGACTAGAAAATATCAAAATGGAGACGAGACATTCGACCAATGGCTTGATAGGGTATCAAATGGAGATGATGCTGTTAAAGATTTAATATTAAGTAAAAAATTTATATTTGGAGGCAGAATATTAGCATCAAGAGGAATTACCGACAGAAAAGTAACTTATAGTAATTGCTATGTATTACCTCCAGTAGGTGACAGTATAGAGGAAATATATGACACTAATAAATACTTAGCAAGAACATTTTCATACGGTGGAGGTTGTGGTATTGATATATCACAACTGAGACCTAAAGGTTCACCAGTTAATAATGCTGCATTGACAACAACTGGAGCAGTTTCATTTATGGAAACATTCAATAATACTTCACAAACTATAGGACAAAAAGGTAGACGTGGTGCATTAATGATAAGTATGGACGTAAACCATGCGGAAATTGAAGATTTTATAAACGCAAAAACTCAAAATAAAAAATTAGAAGAATGTAATATCTCAGTAAGAACAGATGATTTATTCATGACTAGAGTTATAGCAGGAGATGGTAATGCTAATGAGTTAATGTACAAATTAGCAGAAAATAACTGGAACTGGGGAGAACCTGGCATGTTATTTTGGGATAATATTAACAAAGAAACATTATTATCTGAATATATTAAGAATGGTGAGTTTGAGTTTGCAGGAGTTAACCCCTGTGCAGAAGAGCCATTGCCAGCTGGAGGTAGTTGTTTATTAGGTTCACTTAATTTAGCAGAATTTGTAAAAGACCCATTCGGCAAGAGACCTGCATTTGATATACCTAGTTTTAAACAAGCTGTAAAAGTAGCAATACGAGCATTAAATCAAGTATTAGACGAGGGGTTACCATTACACCCATTACAAATACAAAGAGACTCAGTTACAAAATGGAGACAAATAGGTCTTGGCATTATGGGATTTGGCGACATGCTTATCAAAATGAGAATTCCTTATGGAAGTGATAGATGTTCTAATTTGATAGCAACAATAGGTATGGCATTATGTAATGTTGGACTCCAAGAGTCAGCTTTACTTGCAAAAGAATTAGGTACATTCGAAGCATATAATCCAGACTATATACTTAACTCATTTTATTTACAAAGTAAAATAAAAGAAGGCGTAATATATGAAGAAACTATTGACTTAATAAAAGCTCATGGTCTTAGAAATAGTCAATTATTTACAATAGCACCAACAGGTAGTATAGGTACTATGTTCGGTGTATCAACTGGAGTCGAACCTATATATGATGTCAACGGTTTTGCGAGAACAACAAAATCATTAAACGCTGAGGACAAAGTTTATATGGAATACCCAAATATTGTGCAACGAGCAATTGAAGCTGACGATATAGACATGCTAAATAATAAACCGGCATATTTGATAGGAGCAAAAGACCTAGACTTTATGAGTAGAGTAAAAACTCAAGCCGATTGGCAAGTGTGGATTGATGCAAGTATTTCAAGTACTTTAAATTTACCTAAAGAGTCTCCAGTTGAAGACGTATTTAAAGCATATGTTGCCGCACATGAATTAGGTTGTAAAGGCTTGACTGTATTCAGAGACGGCTGCAAAAAAGAAGGTATTTTAAAAGGAGTAGCTAAAGAGGAAAAACCTGAACCTACTCAATTAAATGCAATCGACACCGACATAAATCATTGTATTGCATTTGGCAGTAAACTGCAAACAGGTTGTGGAAGTTTATGGATGACCGTATATTTCCATAAGAAAACTGGACAATTATGTCATATATTCTTAAACAAAGGAAGTAAAGGCGGTTGTAATAGTTATATGGTAGGTTTATCAAGACTAATATCATTAGCAGGTAAAAAAGGAGCAACTGTTGAAGAAATTGTCGACCAACTAAAATCTGTTGTGGCTTGTCCTTCATTTGTAAGTAGAAAAACAACTGAAGCAAATATTAGTGACGGCAGAAGTTGTGCAGAGGCAGTAGGTAGAGAGTTGTTAAAATTACACGAGCAATTTAAAATAAATTATCTTAATCAACCTGAAATTACTCAACTTAAAATTGATAATGAGGTAAAAATCGAAATTGCAAAATGTCCAGAGTGTGGTGCAGAATTAAGTCATACAGGTGGCTGTATTAATTGTTATAATTGCGGCTGGACAAAATGTGATTAGAGGTGATAGTATGATAACACCTGATACAATTATAATAATCTTAACGATATTTGTAATAAGTTGTATAATATGGGCATTATATTAGTTAACAAAATTTAGTAAGAAAAATATATAATATACAAATAAGAAATTGGGAGGTAATTAAAATGATTGATATAACTAGAAAGGATTTAAGTAAACAATATCCAGTTTATACAAAAGCTGGCAATATATGGAAAAATAGAATAGACTGGAATAGCATATTAAAACCTGGTACAGTTATATCAACTCATTTTGGAATATTTACTTTCGTAAATACTTATAAAGAAAACAAAGTATGGTATATTATATTATCTGATGGGGTTAATAATTATACAGTAAAAAGACAACAGGCAAGAAATAATAAAAAACTACCTAAAAATTCTAAAGTACAACAAGTAATAACTTTGTATGATGCTGAAATGATAGACACTTTATATGAAAGTGCAAAAAGAATAATAGGGGTTAAAGAAGTTACCGACTTACATGAGCAGTCTCCTGCACTAAAAATTGACTTTATAGTAGAAACCTATGATGCTTTTCGACCTCATTTATTACCTAAACTTAGAAGTCAGATATTAAAATGTTACCACCCAGATACTGGAAATAATTTATATTACAACGTTAATAAATTAAAATGTAGATGGGATACAGCCATATAAATTAATGTAGAGAGGGGGCATATGGCATGAAAAATAATGAAAGATTTATGCCAAAATATATGACAGAGGTAAAAGACAAAAAGACTGGGAAAACAAAACTAAAAGTAATTTCACCTAAAGATTTATTTAAGAAATTAAAAGAATTAGGAGCAGGTAAATTTATTAGGGTAACTCGTAGTTGGATTGACCTTAGAACAGGACTATTTACAGAACCTGAAAACTTTAAGGTTGGATTAACTTCACCTGCAGAAGGTGAAAAACCTTTAATAGAATTTCAAGTTTATAGTGTAAATGAATTTACAAAAGAAATGAAGTGGGTAACTAGAGGAACAGTTGCTCAATCAAGTTTTGAAGCCGGTAGAGATTGCATAGGTTGTGAAGGTGTTCGCTATACTAAACAAAAACATCTAGAAATTAAGAAACAGTTATTATTAAATTCACCTAACTATAAAAATTCTAGGATTGGAAAAATGTTTGAATATATAAAACGAAGTTAACAATATTTACTAAAATAAATATATAACATACATAACTCAATGGGGGGGAGGGTTATAAAATATATCCCCCAGCTTAAAAACTTATACACTTATACAAAAACTAAAAACAAGGAGGAACACAAAAATGGCAAAAATAGGAATTGGAAACGCAGGTAAATATCAAAGTTCAGGTAACGGAGGTTACTTCAGTTTAAAAGATGACGGAGATAGCGCAGTAGTTAGATTTCTTTATAATCAACCTGACGGTTCAGACATTGATTATTTTTTAGTACATGAAGTACAAATTGACGGTAAAAAACGTTATGTTAGTTGTAACTCAGTAGACGAAAATGGAGAATCTCACCCAGACGATTGCCCATTATGTAAAGCAGGCAATAAACCTAAAGAAAAATTATTCTTACAACTTGTAGCATCAGATAACCCAGACTCAGTTCAAATATGGGAGAGAGGTTCGAGTTTTGTATCAAAAATTATAACTTATTTAAATGAATTTGGCAACTTGTCAGCAGTAAAAATTAAAGTTATAAGACGAGGTAAAAAAGGCGACCAAAAAACTCAATATGAATTTATGCCAATGGGTAAAGACGATATAAAACTTGAAGACTTACCTCAAAAACAAGAACTTGAAGGAAGTCTAATAATTAAAGCAAATATTGATGAAATGAATCAAATAATAGCAGGAACTTATACACCACAACATCAAATGCAAGAACAACAATTTGAGCCAATGCATCATGCTGAACGTGGAACTAGAACTACAGCACCAAGTGATGTATTTTAGGAGGTGATAATATGGAATTAAAAGATACAGTAGATTTAATGTTAAGTGGAAACTATATGGAAAGATTTTTAGCAGAATATCATCAACTAAATAATAGAATAGCTGGACTACAAAGAATGTTAAAAGGTTATAAAGAAGGAACTTTGGAATTTACTCCAAATTGTCCATATAGAATATTATATGAACAATTAATGTATATGAAAGCATATAGAGATGTATTAGAGGCACGAGCAAAAATAGAAAATATAGATTTAAGTGTTGACGCAGTATTTTAAAACGATAACCACCTCAATTAAGAGGTGGTTATTTTATAAGGAGGTATAATTATGGGAAGAATTGGCGACATGTTCTGTAATGTTAGTGCTAGAAAAACACAAGAAGCACAAAAGAAAGCACTTGAAATGTTGAGTAAAAAATCAAGTAAAAAACAAGTTGCAAAAGTAGTACCGAAAAGTATTAGTGGAAAAGTGCAACTTGCAAAAGAAATGTCTAAAGAAGTATTCGCAGATAAATTAGATAGACTAGAATTATTAGACAATGAGAACAAAATTAGAGAATATATAGACTGTGCTATTACAAATGGCATAATAGCAGTTGATACAGAAACAAATGGCTTAGATAGAATAGACGGAAAAATAGCAGGCGTATGCTTATATACACCTGGACAAAAAGGAGTATATATTCCAGTACGACATGAGAGTTTCATGACAGGTATAGAATTAAAAACAAATATATCGCCAGAGTTTATGCATGAACAATTTGAACGAATGAACAAATTGAATATAAAATATGTATTGCATAATGCTAAATTTGATATGCATATTCTTTGGTGGATGCTTGGAATTAAAATAATTCCATACTGGGATACGCAAATAGGTTCACAACTTTTAAATGAAAATGAACCGCATAAACTAAAAGTATTATATAAGAAATATGTAGATAATGCAGATGAAAATAGTAAAGTCGCATCTTTTAACTCATTATTTAAAGGTATTGAATTTAATAAAGTACCGCCAGATGTTGCTTATATGTATGCATCATTTGACCCAATAATGACTTATGAACTATATCAATTCCAGTATAATTTTATTGATATTAACGGAAAATACTGCAAGGAAAAAGGTTTAGAGAGAGTCGCAGAAGTATTTCGAAATATAGAAATGCCACTAATACAAGTAGTATTCGAAATGGAATGCACAGGCGTTAAAATAGATACAGACTTAGCTGATAAACTAAAGGCCCAATATACAAAACATAAAGATGCGGCAGAAGAAAAATTCAATTTAGAAATAGAAAAATTGAACGATAAATTCGATAAACTAATGATAAAAAACCCAGCAGCTTATAATAAATTATTTAAAGACGGAATACGCAAAGTCAGTATAAGTTCACCTACTCAGTTAGCTATTTTATTTTATGATGTATTAGAATTTGAAAGTCCAGACAAAAAATCACCGAGAGGAACAGGTGAAGCTATTTTAAAATCATTTAATCACCCATTAGTAGACAGCATATTAGAATATAGAAGTATGAGTAAATTATTGAGTACTTATATAGAAGCAATACCTCAACATATTGCAAAACGAGATAATAGACTTCATGCTAACTTTAATCAATATGGAGCAAAAACAGGCAGATTTAGTAGTAGTGACCCAAATTTACAAAATATACCTTCACAAAAAACAACATTAAGTGACGGAACTGTAATAGACGCAGGTCATGATATTAGACAAATGTTTATAGCTGGAGATGGCATGGTAATAGTAGGCGGAGACTTTTCACAACAGGAACCCAGATGTTTAGCTCATATGAGTGATGACCCACATATGTTACAAGCGTATTTAGAAGGAAAAGATTTATATGCTACAATAGCATCGAAAATATATAAAATGCCATATGATGAATGTAAAGAGTTTCGTGCAGACGGAACTGTAAATCCAGATGGTAAAGCTAGACGTACAAGTGTTAAACCTGTATTACTTGGACTTATGTACGGTAGAGGTGTGCCAAGTATAGCTGAGCAAATGAAAATATCAACTCAAGAAGCACAAAAGATAATTGATGACTTTTATGCTGAGTTTCCTAAAGTAAAAGAATTTGTAGATTTTGCTCAAACCTTTGCAAGAGACTATGGGTTTGTAGAAACCGCTTGGGGTAGAAAAAGAAGATTGTCTGATATGCAATTACCTCCAATAGAAATAAAACCTTGCATAAAATCGTACAGCGACAATTTTGACCCATTCGCATTTGATGCTACTGAGTCAATACCTCAAGATGATTATGTGCCAGACGAAGTGTACAGAAAATATTATACATTATTAAATAGAGCTAGAGGTAGACAACAGCAACAAAAAGTAAAAGAACTAGCAGAACAGGAAGGTTATACTATAAAAGATAATAGAGGTTTTATAGAACACGCAAAAAGACAATGTGTAAATAGTATTATTCAAGGTTCAGCCGCAGACATGACCAAGCTAACAATGATAAAAATTTTTAATGATGAAGAACTCAACAAACTTGGCTATAAATTAATAATTCCAGTTCACGATGAAGTATTAGGAATATGTCCAAGAGAAAATGCGAAAGCAGTTCGAGATAGACTAGAGTATATAATGGTACACATTGTAGACGGAAAATTTAAAATACCTATGAAATGTGATATTGAAGTAACAGAGAGATGGTATGGTGAAGGAATAGAAATATAGGAGGTATAAATAATGTTATTCGATTATTCTGAAATAAAAGGTTATACTAGATTTAAGTATAACCTAGAAAATGTAAAAATTGCTACTGAGTTAATACAGGCACAACCTTATATGCTTTATTCATTTTCAATAGCAGAACTATTTAGCTATTATGATAGTGATAGAAGAAGACTTTATATTAATAAAGACTATAAAGAAACTGGAGATATAATTTTAATATCAATTACTGGAAAATATAGTAAAAAGGCAGAGATGATTTGCCCATTATGTAGTAATGAAAGGTTGTATAAAGAAATGAAAGCAATACCTATGCCAGTTAAAATTTCATTCGTACCTGCAGCACAATCTAAAGAATTTATTACTCAATATAAAGATACACAAAGAACTAGAACTGCAGGTGACTTTGTGTACGACTTAGAAGACATTTCTAAATTGCAAGGTGGTAAATGGCATAGTAGTAGAAAAAAGGTAAAAAGAGCACAAAAGAATTTAACTTGGAGATATGCGACATATGAAGACTATGACTTAATAATGAATTTTTTACAAACCTGGCTAAATGACTGCAAAAGTACAGAACGCTTATCAAGACCGGCAATAGGTAGAGATAAAAATTTAATAAACTTCATATGGAAGAATAAGCTATTAGAAAAGAACCCATTTTATATAGTATTAGTATTTTATAAAGGGAAACTAGATGCAATTAATGTTACTGAGTTATCATTATTTAATAAAGAGTGGCAATTAGGTATATTAGAAAAATCACTCCGCCAATATAATTTGAGTGGCTTTTATGTAGGTTGGTTATGTGAGGATATTGGCTATCATGAAGGTAGAAAATTTGATAATGCGTCCGGTCCGTATCACGATATGTATAATAAAGACGGAATTAATGACCATAAAATGCTATTTAAACCTATAGATTTTTATTACTCATACACAATAGAATTTAAAAAGAATTCCAAAAAATAGTTAACATTATACTGTAAAAATTGTATATTATAAGTACGTGGAGTAGTTTTCCTAATCCTGCTCCACTATAAAAATATTAAAACAGGAGGTTCTAAAATGGACGAAATGAAAAGATATGGAGTTGTAAATGACTTCAAGGAACAAATGGAAGTTGTATTATTAAGAGGTACTGGGTGTGAATGGGCTCAATGTAATTTCTGCGATTATTGTATTGACCATGATAAAAATACAGAAGCAGACTATCAACTTAATGCAAAAGTATTAGACAAAGTTACTGGCATACACAATAAGTTACAAGTAATATGCAGTGGAAGTTTCGTAGAACTAGATAGTAAAACTATTGAGTATATTCACAAAGTAGTAACTGAAAAGAAAATATCAACTGTAATATTTGAAGGACATTATATGCACAGAAAATTTATAAAATTTATGAGATTAATTTTTAGTGGCATAAATCTAGAGTTTATAGTAGGTGCAGAAACTTTTAATTTATTCAATCGTGAAGCTATATTGAATAAAGGAATGGGAGTCGCAAGTCCTCAAAGTATTAGTAAATATTTTAATAGAACTAATTTATTATTCGGTTGGAAAGGTCAAACATATGAGTCTTTCTTGGAAGATGTTGAATTAGGTCTTAAATATTTCGACAAAATTTGTATTAATGTATTTACTCCTAATACAACAAAATTTGAGCGAGATGAAAAATTAGTACAACAATTTTATAATTCTACTGAGTTTCAAGAATTATTAGCAAATCCTAGAGTAAGAATAATTGATGACTTAAATCGAGATATCACAGATACATTCGATTTAGTCGGAGAAAAATGGTCTAAAATAGGAGGTACTAAATAATGAAAGTAACAGTAAAATCAATGTGTAGAATAAGCATAGTAGCCGCACTTTATTTTGTAATAACAATGGTATGTAAACCTTTTGTATTCGGACCGATTGAATTCAGATTATCCGAAATGTTAAATTTCTTAATGTTTATAGACCCAATATATATAATAGGAATTACACTAGGTTGTGCATTGAGTAACTTCTTTACATTTGGAGTTATGGACGTTTTTATAGGTTCAGCTTCTACATTCCTTGTAGGTGTTCTAATGTGGAAATCCAAAAGAATGTGGACAGGTATAGTATACGCTACATTAGGAACAAGTGCAATTGCTTGGGAATTATGGTTTTTCTTTGGATTACCATTTTGGTATCAATTTGCTGTTGGAGCATTTGGTGAATTTGTAAGTATGGTACTTGGATATATTGTAGCTGTAAAATTATTCAAGAATGAAGGTTTACTAAATATATTTAGATGTACACCTAGCAATAATAAAGAAGTAAAATATTAGAAAAAATATAATGAGTAGGGTTAACAACCTTACTCATTTTTTATATATAACATACATAAATAAAAAAGGAGGAAAAAAGATATGGATTTGTATTTCGCAGGACAAGGTCAAATAGCATCAGACGTATTTATAGCACCACTTCATGTTAATAGACTTTATTCATTTTTAGACGGACCTAGAGTAATTAATAGGTGGATAGGTCTTACAGAAGGACAAACAGACTCAAAATTATTTTTAGACTCAGGTGCATTCTCAGCTCACACTAAAGGGAAAACTGTTAATGTTGATGAATATATTGCTAGAATAAATGAGTTAGACGAACATCTTACATTATATGCACAACTTGATACAATTCCAGGTGAATATAAAAAACCTAAAACTATACAACAGTTAAAAGAAGCGCCTGAATTGAGTTGGCAAAATTACTTATATATGAAAGACAAAGTAGCAAGTAGAGATAAATTGCTACCTATATTTCATCAAGGAGAAAACTTTAAACATTTAAAAAGAATGTTAGAATATCGACATGAAGACGGTGAGCCAATAAAATATATTGGAATATCGCCTGCCAATGATGTTGTAACTAAGTATAAAGATAAATGGTTTGCTCAGGTATTTGGAATTATAAAAAATTCCAGTAACCCAAACGTAAAGACGCATGCATTTGGAATGACTTCAAAATTGCTGTTAGAAAAATACCCATTCACTTCTGCTGACTCGACTGGGTGGCTAGTGCATGCTCGTATGGGAACATTACATTTCGGTAAGAACAATATTGTAGTGTCTGATAGAAAAACAGATGACCCAAATTTTTATAAAAATTTAGGACCTGAAATGGTAAAAGCATTTGAAGACAAAGTTGAAGAACGAGGTTTAGACTTGGACTTGATGATGACTTCTTGTCATTATAGAAGTAGATGGGAAGCATTAGAATTAATTGACTGGCTACAAAATTATGAGTATAAAGGTAGTACAAAATTTCAAAAACGATTATTTTAGAGGAGGTATTTTCTATGAAAATAAATACAAGTAAATTAAAAAATATGTTAGGTCATGTCACTAAAATAAAACCCAACCCATTATTAGAAATATCTAATTATATACAATTAGTATGTGACAAGGAAGGGTTAAAAATAAATGCAACTGACGGAGATAATCATATAACTGTATTTCAAGATAACGAAACAACTGAAGAACCTGTTGAGTTCATAATTAAAACTGACCAATTTGTCAGCTTAATAAATAAAACAACAACAGAAACCGTTACGCTTACCAATAAGGAAACTTATTTAGAGGTAAAAGGTAACGGAACATATAAAGTTGAATTAGTTCAAGGTGAAGTATACCCAGACCATAAAATAGAAACTAACGGAGCATTAAAAATAGAGGATTGTGTTACGTACAACCTAAAACATGGAATAAGCGTAGGTAAAAATGTTAAATCACAAACTGCGGCAGACGGGTGTTTATTTGGGTATTTAATTAGAAGCAATCATATAATAACAGCTGACGCAATAAAAGTTAATGCATCAGATTTTGAATGTGAAGGACTAGAAGTATTAATACCACCTTCTTTAGCAAATTTAATTCCTACATTAGACGAGGAAAAAGTTAATATTATTTTAGATGATAGTAATAATGCAATAATGTTTGAAGGTAAAAATATAGTAATAAGTGGGACATTAATGGAAGGCGTTGAAGAATATCCAGACAGTATATTACCAATGATAGAAGAAACTCAACCTAGTTTATGTACAGTTGATACACAAGAACTATTAAAAGCATTAGATAGAATAGGTTTATTCGTTGATGTATACGATATGAATACTTTACAAGTAGCATTCGTCGGAGAATTAATAACTCTACAAACAACAGGAGGTTCAATAGAAAGTATAGCTACAAAAGATTGTCCAACTCATACCGATATAGTTTATCCAGTAAATATTAAATTCTTATATGATTTAGTTTCTTCTGTAGATTCTCCAACTATCGACATTGAGTATGGAACTCCAGATTTAATCAAAATTGTATCTGATAAAGATAAAATGTTGTTATCAACATTAGATAATTAATAGGAGGTATTAGAATGGCAAAGTTAGGTTCACTTGCTAAAATGATAAAGCAAGCTCAAGAAAATAAAGTTGCAGAACAATTTATCGAAGACCTAACTTATACCATAGAGGAAGAAGACAGGGGTTCGGTTCGAACTCCTACTCAATCTTTTAAACCTTCAGGTATAAGTGGGTGTACTAGAAGTTTATATTATCAATTAACTGGCGTGGCACCAGACGACACAGACGCAGGAGTTAACTTAGTAGGTATATGTGAAAGCGGCACCGACAGACATGAACGTATTCAAAATTATATTGCTAAAATGAGTAAACATGATATTAATTGTGAATGGCTCGATGTAGGAGAATACTTAAAAGAAAACAAAGTAACAGACCCACAAGTAATAAGCAAAATTGGAAATGAGACGAAATTATATTCAAAGAAATATAACATGCGTTTTATGTGTGACGGGTTAATAAAATATAATGGCGAATATTATATAGTAGAAATAAAAACAGAGTCAACTCATAAATTCAATCGTCATACAGACGCATGGGCAGACCATAAATTACAAGCAACTTGTTACTCAATGACAATAGGTGTACCGAAAGTAATATTTATTTATGAAGATAGAGATAACTGCACTAAAAAAGGTTATCTAGTTGAAATAACTGAATTGATGAAAAATAGAATAGAAAGCATAATTGATTATGTTAATACTTTCGTAATGAATAAGGAAGTTCCACCTAGGGAATTAGATAAATGTAAATATTGCGATTATCAAAATCAATGCAGAAGAGATGGTGAATAATATGAATGACGGAAAAAGATGGGAACAAAATTTTAAAGACAGTTTAGGTTTAAGCTGTATTAGACTATATGATACAACTAATGGTTTTTCAGGTGTTAGAAATCCATGCGATTTTATTTATTACCGCTACCCATACCAATATTTATTTGAGTTAAAAAGTACAAAAGATAAATCTTTATATTTAAATATGGAAACAACAAAAAGACAAATTGACTCATTGATTGAACTTGGAAAAATAGACGGAATATTAGGTGGGTTATGTGTTGAATTTAGAGAAGAACAAAGAGCATTTTTTATACCTGCCGTTGTATGTAGAGAGTTCTTAGACATAAGATGTAAAAAATCAATTTCAATTAGAGATTGCGAAGAACATGAATTAATAAGAGAAATACCGTTAGAATACAAAAGAACAAATTGTGCTATAAATAAAGTAGAATTTGACGCTGTAATGTCAAGCCTTATGTATCATCTGAGATGGGGTGGAAAAGAATGCGCTTACCGTTAATACAAAAATTAGATGCAGATACATTAGACATAATTGATACAGTAAATAGCATTACTAAAAATTATACTTCAGAATTAGATAAATGTATAAATGAAATACAAGAATTGTTAAGTAACGGGGAGGACATTCCTCCCCAACAACTTAATTATTATATAACTATATTGCCAATATTATTATATGATGTAACTGGCAAAATAACGGAATTAGGCGTAAAATCAGACGCGGCTAAAATGCAAAGACGAACTGTATTCAATGATGCCTATGTACAACAGACGCACGGAACAGTTTCTCAGAAAACTTCAGTAGCTCAAAATCAATCAATGAATGAGCAATTCGTGGAAGATGTAATGTTGCGAGCATACAAAGAATGTGCAAGTAAAATAGAAATAGCAACTATATTACATTCTAGTCTAAAAAAAGTTCAAAGTTGGAAAACTTCAGAATTGGAGATAACTAGAAATAATATTTTAAGATAGGAGGTATTATAATGATAACATATAAAGTAAAAGGTGGAACTTATTTAAATGGTACTAAAATAGATAAAGACTTTACAAATGAAAAAGACGCAATTGCATACATTAAAAAATTAGGAGCGAAATATGGCGTCCATGCACAAATTGTTAAAATAGAAGAAGGTTGTAGATATGAATATTCATACAATCCAGATAGAGAAGACATCATTAAAAAATTAGAAGCTACTAATATACCATATGAGTTAGACGATAGCTTGAATATTAAAATAACATTTTAAAAGGAGGTAGAATTATGTATTCAATATTAGAAACATTAGATAGACAATTACATGGGTTAACATTATTACAATTATTAAAATTTTAGGAGGTGTAAAAATGAAATATATAGTCAGAGTTAAAGTATCCGATGATAATTATGAAGATAATATATTTACCTCTAGAATGGACGCTTTAGATTATGTTTATAAAGAAGGGGCGGCTCATGGTATTGATGCCCAATTAATAGAAATTCAAGATAATAACTTTTTTAAATATGAGTATACACCAAAGTTAGCCGACTTAACTAAATATTTAAAGAATCATGATATTCCTTTTACAGTAGATGATGGATTGAATATAATTATAAATTTTAGAGATTTATAGGAGGTAAATGATGGCAAATAAAAAAGTGAGAATTAAAAAAATAAGACCAAGCGCTCAGTTACCTGTAAAAAATAATGGTAACTGGTATGATTGCTTTGTTAATAAAATTTCATTAGTTAGAGGTGACAAATTACAAAAGTCTTTTAACGAAAATGTATTTGATAATGTAGATGAGTTGAGTGTTATTACTCCAATAAAATATAAAAGAGGTGATGTTTTAATATGCAGTTTAGGTTTTGCTATGGAACTAGGTAAAGGTTATGAAGCTCATATTATACCTAGAAGTAGTACATTCGCTAAAAAAGGTTTGATATTAACAAATAGTGTAGGTCTTATTGACTCTAGCTATTGTGGCGATGAAGATGAATGGGTTGCAGTATTTTATGCAACTAGACCAGGTAGCATAAAAGTTCATGATAGACTGGTACAAATGACAATACAAAAATCTAATCCTAATGTAGATTTTGAAGAAGTTGACTCATTAAATAATCCAAATAGAGGAGGTTATGGTTCAACAGGTCAATAATAATTTTAGCCCTTGTAACTTTACAGTTGCAAGGGTTTTTTGTATATAACATATATAAAGAATTATAAGGAGGTAGCTATATGAGAAACATAGATTTAAAAATGGCTGAGATTAATAAAAAATTCAAAGCTCAAATAATCAATCAAGGTACAGACATAATAGAAGTAGCAAAAATACCATTTAGTTCACCTACAGCTAACTGGATGACCTATGGCGGAATTCCAGTAGGTAAAATAACTGAGTTTTTCGGTGGCGAAGGTGGAGGTAAAACAACTTCTGCATTAGATATATGTGCAAATGCACAAAAGAAATTTAATGAAGTATTTGAACAACATAGAGAAAAAGTGTTAGACGAAATAGAACAACTTAAAGAAAAAGATACTAAAGAATCTAAAAAGAAAGCAGCTAAATTGATGTCAGATTTAATGGAATATGTAGAGCGAGGTCCAAGAGTAGTTGTATATATTGATGCAGAACAAACGCTTGATGTACAATGGGCACAACTATTAGGAGTAGACACCGAAGCTATGATATTAGTTAGACCTCAAGAACAAACCGCAGAACAAGTATTACAAATAGCAATTGATTTAATAGCAACTGGAGATGTTGGATTATGTGTGCTTGACTCAATACCAATGTTAGTTTCTCAAAATATATTTAATGAAGACATGGATAAAAAATCATATGGCGGAATATCTCAAGCATTGACAGTATTTTGTAGTAAAGTTACTCCGCATTTAACTCAACAACAATGTGCATTTATTGGAATTAATCAAATAAGAGAAGATTTAGCAAGTATGTATAATACCGTATCAACTCCAGGTGGTAAAATGTGGAAACATGCTTGCTCATTAAGATTGAGATTTAGAAAAGACACACTACTTGATATGAATAATGGCGAATTAACTTCAAGAGCTGAAAATCCAGCAGGTAATAGAGTTGGTATTGAAATTGCAAAAACTAAGGTTTGTAAACCTGATAGAAGAATTGGTTATTATACTTTAAATTATACTGAAGGCATTGATGTATTAGCAGACATAATTACCGTA